GAACCTTATTGCTCAAATCGTAAAGGATTTGAGAAGTAAGATTTAATTGTATCTGAGAATAACGGGTTGCATAGTCTTACCCATGAAAAAACCAAGTAAAAACACAGCAAATGCTACGATCCAAGTGGATTTGTCTACGGACGAAAAAAAGTCTGTCTTTTCGGGTTGTTGAGGTAAGTAATTCATTTCAGGTTGTTGAAAGTAGTACGGTTGTTCCTCTTGGGGTGGAGGTTCATCAATCTTTTCCTGTATAAGGGGGTCGATGTTAGGATTGTAATCAATGGGATTTCCTATATCAGTTTCCATTTCTAATACTGCACTCTATTTTTTTAAGCTTATTCTTCCTCACTTTCACTTTCACTATCTACCACAAAATCTTTTAGATTTCCATTTTCGTCCATGTCACTCTCATCATCTTCTGAACTAAAGTCTTCTTCGTCTGAGGTATCGATGTCCGAATCAAATTCGGAATCGTGTTCATCGTCACCAAAATCATCTTCAACGTTGTGTTCGGTGGGTACGAAGTTTTCCGGCTTTTTAATCTTTCTTCCTGAGCGTGTCGTGACGGTGGGCATTTATTGTATTTAGGCTACATCTGTTTAAGTACCTTTAGAGAACAGTTTAGATACTATATTAGAATGCAGCTCATGTTTTCTAACACGCTTCGATTCTTTACACTTCGGGCAGTACTGGGAAATCATCTTCCTCTTTTTAATCTGGTAGACCATAGTTGTAGAATCGTCATGGACACCTTTGATTGTTTCACAATATCCTGAGTTTGTTATGACATTGAAACCATAGGTACTCGAGGTAATTCTCAGAACTTTTGTATTACTTTGACCCTCCTTATTGAGCTGTATAAATTTTTCTAACGAAGTGTTCAAACCCCCAGATTCAATTTTAGGGGGTTCGACAAACTTCTTGATCTCCTTACATTTTTTAACTTCCGAAATATTTGGGTACAGATGGGAGACTATATTAGGTGGAAGTTCATGACGACGACCACAAAAGTCTTTACAAAAACCATCCCTCCTCCCCAAAATAGTTTCACACCTACAAAAACATTTTTGGAGGATATGCCGACCACTGACTATAAACCATATATGATTGGACCCATGATCTCTTTTGAGATTTTCACAATATTTTGAATTTGTTGAAACTAAATATAAAAGATTGTGTTTGAATATTTTTGTAATCGTGGCACCCCCCTGTCCCTCCAAATTTTTATTTACAAATCTTTCAATCAGATATTTTAATTCCTCGTTGTGGATCTCATCCTTCGTTTGCTCACGAGTAAATTTCCCCTCCCCAATGGTAACAGAAGGTGGTTCAATCACATGTGTCTGGGGGGAGTCAGTTCGAACCACCGACATCTTTAGGATTTCTAGATCTGGTTTCTGGTCAATTTTTAGAATAGTACTGAGTGGTCCGTGGGTATATACAAATACCGGGAGATATGCGAGTTGTTCCACCCCCTTGGCCATCTTGTGGGACCAAATCATACGAAAACCACTCCCCTTTGTACCCCTCTGGACGTTCCCATAGACAGCTGCATCTATGATTTCATTCCAATCTAGGGAACCCTTAGCTATAGAGAGTGCAACCAAAATATGATCTCTGAGAGCTATCGCGGACGCCTGGTCCACCACGAAACCTGGCCAGTTTAGATGAACCCCTGTCTTCACGAGGGAACCACATTGTTTGGGGGGTGAAACTGAGATGAGACAGTTCTTACCACCATGTCTCTTGACTTTGTCACAAATGACCTTGCAGATGTCCTTGATTTCTTCCATCGTCAAGGGTTCGACATCCTTATAGTCTATGTCGACGAAGAAGTTATAGGTCGGGCTCTTCTGCTCAACGAGAAACAACTTCTCCCCCGAACCCACCGCCTTCACATACTTTTCATGAAACTCATTCAATCTATCAAATGGTACCGAGAGGACACCACCGTCCATTCGCACATGTGATATATTGGATGCGTTAGTAAATTGTTGGGAAATGCACCACTTATTAAACATACCTAGGTAGAGACCCTATTCTCTAAACCACCTCATACAAGATACATCCTGATATTCTTGGGTTTCAGAAAGTTCCTTCTTTATAGTCAGGAGTTCATAGACCGTCCTATCTCCATTCTCCTCCTTCCACTCTTGAATTTCCTGATCACATAGACCTCTATTACTTTTCAGTAATTCTTCAATCTGCCTCAAAATGAAAGCCTTTGACTTCATTATTTTATAGAAAATGTTTTTCTATTCAAAGAAGTTATACAGGCGTAGAATTGTGGATTCTTCAAAACGTTATCCACTATGAGCTTCCAACGCTTACGTGAGTTAAATTCTTCTAGTGTGTCATAACTCATGTAATCGTTTTCATCGTGGGTCTTCTTAATGGGCTGGTTCATCAACTTCTTTAGGCTTGTCTTCTGCTTTTCTTCGTAAAACTTCTTGACCTGTGAATGTTGTTCGGCTCTGTTATAATCAACAAAAAATATGTAAACGTTGTATTCTAGATCTACCGTGGGACTTTCCTTGACTGTAAATTTAAACTCTGTATACTCTCCATTTTTTAGGGACACGACCCCCCTCGTTTCTTCCTCCAACTCCCTAAGTGCACACCTGAGAGGATTTAGAATCTCCCTCCGCCTGCATCCACCCGTGACGAAAATCCAATCCTTGAATCGCCAATCCCTCACAGTGAGGAACCTTGGCTTATCGTCCACGAAGCTAACCGGTATTGCAATTGCTTTGTACTTTTTCATTGCGCATTCGCAAGTTATAATAGGGGCATAAGTTTATTCCTCGGATTTTACCTCCTCTTCCTCCACTTCTTCAACTTTAGGGGTTGGTGCATTAAGGTGCTTTACAACCTGCTCCGAAAAACCCTTAAATTCGTTGACCTCCTGCTTAGTCTTCTTCAGTTCGTTGAAGAGGAAGATAATACCGGCGGCACATATAATCACACCGACGATCAACATCGTCTCACGGTTAATTGGAATCATTTATACTTGTAAAGAGCATCTCTCTTTTAAGTAATTACACCCATCGAGGGTTTCCCTGAGGTTGGACACTCATAGGGACTTTGGGCAAATTGGACGGCTTCGTAATGCGTAGGTTGACACGACTTCTCCGTGGAGGGTGTCGGCTGACCAACAAACTTTTCAAGTTTCCTGGACTTGGGATCGTACGTCAATACAAAAACGATGGCGAGGAGGAAGATGACTTCCAAATACATTGTTATTATTTAGTTAGAATATAAAAGACCACCCATACCGTTCTCGATGCGGAGGACGTTGTAGTTCACCGCGTAAATGTCCGAGTCGCATGTTGTCGTATCGTTGATGATACGGGCCGAGTCGAGACGGGAGAAGTTGAGGGTACCCGTGGGCTGGAGCTTACCAGTGTCCAGACAGAATGGGTAAACGAAGAGGGTGTTGGCGGTGGGGCTGGAGGCGTTCGATGTGTGGTAGTAGAGGGGGACATCGGTAAAGTTGGGGTTGGCAAACTTGAAGTCCGCGACGTCCGTGCCATTGATCTGGAGCTTGAGCTTATTCGTGTCCGCGAGCATATCCAATGTGGTACCATCCGCAGAGGCCAGGTACTTGATGGGATGGTTGAAGTTGAGCTCCTGCATCTTAGAGCCCGAAGAGATCGCCTTCTGGACCTGGGTGATGAGCATGTTCTGGGGCTGACCCGCGAACACCTCCCGCTCTTGGGTGTCGAGGTACGCGTAGTTGGCGTAAACATCCCACCTGTAGGCCGACGCCGCGGAACCCCAGGTGATGCGGAGCTCGACGTCGTGGTACTGGAGGGAGATGAGAGGGAGCGCCGTCTGCCAGTTCTCGCAGAAGGCGAAGCGGAGGGGGTAGAAACGCTCCGACGCGGAACCGGTGTAGATACCACCAGAGACCGACTTGGAGGAAGAGGTCGCCGAGAGGGTTGGGGCGATGCGGGTAGAGTAGTTCGAGTCCTGCTCATCCACGACCTGACCACCGATGAGGAGCTCAACCTTGGAGATCACATCCGTCCAAGTCGCGACGGGTTGGGCCTCGGTGCCTGTGGAGTTGATAGGGGCCAAGTAGACATAGTTTAGGAGGTCCCCCTTCCGCTCGAAGCGGACGGTGGACATACCATTGTTCGAGACGTTGCCCTGAATGACCTGACGCTCGACAGTTTGGGAGAAGTTGGTGTGACGCTTGTAGGTCGATCGGAAAAAGCTAACCTCTGGTTGGCCAACGAGGTGGACATCCTGAGCACCGACGGCAACGAGTTGGGCAATACCACCAGACATTTTATATTATAGTGAGAGTTTATTTTTAAGCTGACTTTTTACAATTGATAACGAAGTATAATTATACCCGAACCACCAGAACCACCATGACATGCGGCGGCGTGTGTGGCTCCCGCACCACCACTTCCTGTGTTAGTGCCGCCATGCGATTCTGGATCTGCTCCTCTGTCATCCCGGTCATAACCACCATCTTGACCTTTACCTATACCACCACCACCCTTACCCCCAGCCACGTTGGTGTTGTTGCCATTCACGTTAGCACCACCACCACCACCTGCAAACCACCTATTTCCGTCGCTGTCGGAATCAACACCATACGTTGTCCCGAAAATAGTCGCAAAATTATATAAAGTTCCATCTACAGTAACTTCCTTTAATCCATTACCACCAACACCACCGACAGAATTATTTACTCCGTTAGAACCCGCAGTCCCCGCGCCACCACCACCACCACCACCACCGTCAGATGAAGAACCATTACCACCACTGTTTCCATGACCATACGTTCGTGAATCGATACTTATAGAACTATCAGTTGTTTGAGTTCCAGCAAACCCAGCTTTTGTTCCACTTTCACCCTGTCCACCACCACCTGAACCACCCACGCTACCATTTTCTGAAGATTGGTTTGTAGCGTCACCACTCGACCCCCTACCACCCCCCAAAGCCGTCAAGTCCCCAAAAAAAGTATTTTCACCATTTTTACTAAGTAGTTGGTAATATGCGCGTTCGGCGCTGGCGGCGTCGTTGGTATCTAATGGACCTTGTTCAACAGAACCCTGACCCCCATTACCAATCGACGCAAAATACGTGGCACCATTAGTGAGTGTATGATTTGGTTTAAATATTAAACCACCCGCACCACCAGCACCCGCATTATCATATCCACCACCACCACCACCACCAATTAGAAGTATGTCGACATTTAATGAAGTTCCGGTAATATTGTGAACAGTGAAGTTATCTGTTCGTGTAAATGCATGAACGCGGTACCCCGAAACATCGAAAGTATTCCCCCCTGTAGCTATGGGGTGATTTGAATTTCGATACACCAAACTCGCCCATATACTTCCATTGTAATATTCTAATAAACCGATTGTTGTA